TGACATTATCCGTGATCTTAACTTAAGGTTATCGCAGGGAGCGGGCTTTTATTAAGATAATTAATCATACAAGGTATTTAACTGGCTCGTCAACCTTCATGCTATTCCCACTTTCCGCCTCTATCCGCTGTAGGATGAGCGGATGATAGGGGATGATAGCGGATAGAGCGGATAGAGCGGATATGTATGATTTTTTCAAAAAAACGTACATTGACATATTAATCTTTCCCACTATTCCCGAAACGGGAAAAGCGGGAAAAGCGGGAACAGTGGGAAGGTTATAATTACGCAGCAAGCTGCTGCGTACTTGACATGTCGAAAAAAATGAAAAAAATCGACATATCATGACCATGTGTCGATTTGGTCGACACATGGTGCGAATTGGTGTTTGGCACTCATCCGCACCATCGCTTTAGCGCGCTAAGCCGACTTCTGTGCTGCCTGAGCCGCAATGAGATTCATATAATGCTGCCTCGCCTTCTCTCTATTACGAGGATCAGAATTTCTATTCTCTTTGGCTGCATAAGCTTTGTTCACATCTTCCTGTGTTACCGTATAACCACCACCAGCGCTTACATTATTCATGCCCGGCATCTGATTGCTTAATAATTTATCACGATGATTTAAAGCGGCTTGCCTTGCGTCTTTATTAGCTATGAAGGTGCGCACCATATTATCGGCAATCTCTTTGGGATAATTTTTATTCACATAGTCCTGTAGGATATTAATCGTCTCCTCCCCAACTTCCTTTTTAGCCGCATCAAAAGCTTGTTGGTGTTTTTCAGTGCGAGCCTTATCACCACGCAGAAACTTTTCATACTGCGCCTGAGTCATGCCCGTCTCTTTGGCGCGTGCTTGAATATCAGCAACACGATTCGTATCGATCTGAACATCGGCGGGGTTCATATAGGTATCGGGGATTTTTGTTACATCGTCTAATTGTTTTTTAAGCGTTTCGTTTTCCTGAAAAGTAGGGAGAGAGTTTTTATAGCCAGCTTCCAACTCTTCTACTGTTTTGAATTTTCCCGCATATAACTTAACATCATTCTGATCGCCATTGTTTTGGTTCTGGGTTTGATCCGTCATTATTTTCATCCTTAAGTTTTTGTTTTGTAAAATTAAGCGACCTTAGAACATCCCTAAACCAAGATCGCCGCCCATCAATAAACGCAAGCTCGATACCACCGCTATCCATAGCGTGGGGTTCTTCCATATAGGTATCTTGTAACATCTTGTTTAAAAGCTCACGTCCATGCTCTGTACACTCGAAGATTGAGAAGATTAAATAATCTTGCCGAGTAATTTTTTGAATTGATAATAATTCATCTATCATCTTATATAGTTACCTGTTGTTGCTCAGGGAATTTTACAGCTCCCGCCGCAGTTGAAGGTTTAGGTTGTGGCTGTTGTTGAGCCGCACCTGATTGCATCATTTGTTTTAAGAATTCCTAAGCTCATCATCGCTTGAGAATAATTTTCTTTGCAGATTCAATTTATCGGTTAAGAATTTATTGATCTCAAAAATATTGGCGGTTGCAAGCGCTGCTCCTTGACCAAAGAATTGCTGCTTGATCTGCATGTTCGTGATGAAGTGATTTAAATCTTGTTGATTCTGTATGTCATACAAAGGTGATACATAATCGAATCGTAATTTCTTTGTTGAGAATCCTGGAATAGATTGGCGCTTCTTAATCAGCAATCCGCGCTCATTTAAAATTTTTGCAGCCACATCGTAAATTTGTTTTGGCTGTTCGTTTATCAGTCTGCTAATATCCGTTGCACTTGTGCGTTGAGCGCGATTCTCTCGGATCGAAACTTCAGTGGCACTGCGCACAGGTGACTGAATTTCACCGAGTGGATCAACCTGAAAACCTTTTTGTATCGCTTCTTGTAAATGCAGGATATGCTCTAGCACGTCGGGGTGTGTTGGCATCTCCAATGCTTCCAAAGGATTACGTCCATTTGGATTTCGTGCAATCATAGCCCCCGACCATTGCCTTACAGAATAAGGATTAAAATAACTGCCTGCATCATAGAACATAGGCGGGTTAGCTTTGAATGCCATGTTAGCGCGGCTATAGGAAACCATTAAATTTAAGTCTTTAATAGTCGGCAACATATCCGTACCAATTCCACGACCTTCTGCCTCACCCGGTCTTACACGATCTCGATAGACGATAATTTGCTGGTAGTTACTTTCTCGATCAAACAATAATTTCTCTGGGTCATCATCCATCACGGCATAAATATAGAAACTATCATCGTTGTATTTGATCTGACCAAAGTTAACGGTAAATATTTCATCTGGCTCTTCCATCAATGTAGCTTTTAATTTTCCGCTATAGTTCGGATAGGTTTCGATGATTGATCGTGCTGTCATCTTTTGCGCGAACCAGCATGTATTTATAACATCATCTGTACTATATTCAATATAGAGAGCAACAGCAGGAATAGAGCGATAGTACAGAGGAACCTCGTCTGATTGAGACTCAACCCAGATGGCTCCAGTACCGCCCACAAGATCCAAATTACTTGAACTAACAACACGGCTGAGATTAGACTCGTTAAGATAATAGAAAATTCTGTCATTGATTTCATCCATAGTAACTTGAGCTTTATCAATCAGCTCTTGAGAGTATAAGTGCGGGTCGAGAACCATCTTTCCCCAGACCCGATCTTTAGGCAATAAGAGTCCGTGCAGATCGTTAGCTCGTTGATAAGCGGCCAGCATAGCCGTGTTGTCCCAAATTTGCTGTGTGACAGGCTTTCCGTCATCCCGATAGTTAAATTTGACATTAAAAGCATCTCGATCAGGAATAACATAAAAATATAAGTCCTTGTAAAGTGCTAGCCATCTGTCTTTATATTGACGGGCTTCCCAAAAACGACGATATAACTTTTGTAAATCTTCCATGTGATACCACCATCCTTGGTTGGTTATCGAACTATTTATTTTGTTAAAGCACTAAATGGCGATCCGCCGCTCCCTACTGTTCTTGGTGCCTTAGCTGCTATAGGACTATTCGTATTTGGCGTCCAATTTTGTGCGCCTTCACCTTTGATAATATCGAGACGTGTTTTATAAAGACTTTGTTTTTTAGCTTCGAGCTCTGCTTGGTTTGTTCTGATTTGCGCATCAATAGACTCAGATTCTGACGGTGATTCTGATTCTGACGTATTTCCAAATAAGCCTAAAAATCCACCACCGCTATTATCTTCACTATCATTCCCGAATAGTCCCATGATCACGCCTCCAATGCGCTAAAATCCTGTAGTTCCTTCTACGTCGATCCTTCAACAATTTATAATACAGGTGTGCAGGGTTGAACGTAAAGCTCAAATCAATGCCAGCCCTGTAGCGGCAAATCTCATTACACGATCTCACCCACCATGGCGACCATCGGTATTTTGACCGCTCCTTAATATCGACTGTAACAATTGCTGTCACTTCTTTGATAATTGGCAGAGTCTTAAGCAAAGATTCTGCCCCCTTGCAATGAATTGTGCGTGCGATTAAACCTGTCCGGTCAAAATCTATCACAATCCAGTCACGACCATCAAACGTGATGACATTGCAATGTCTAAATTCTTTACTAAACGCAAGTCTGGCTTGGATGCCTGAGGAGTAACTATAAAAAACAAACATAGCGATTAAGCTATCGGCTTTTGGGTTTTCCATCCTTTCCTAGTCTCATCCATGAGATTGCACTATAATAAAGATCATATCCGCGTTTCGATATTTCAGTGTAACACCATCTACAAACTACTCGGCTATCCATCCATGTACACTTACATTTATCGAGTCTTGATTTGACGTACTCAAACTGCTCCCTTGTCATCATCCTTATTGCACCACTCCGTTTTTTTATTTTCTAATGTAATCCTTTGTACCATTCTTTAGCTTTTATGGCTTCTTGCCTCATAAGTAATAAAGACTCTTTATCTTCTGATGATAAATTATTCATATTAATTTTTTTTAACTTAAGCTTTTTAGTAAACTGTAATATTGCGTAACAATGAAAGCACATAGAAAGGTCGCCTGCATTTGGTTTTGCATCTATCTCTTTAGGACAGATAGCAGCATCTAGCTTGTGATCACATTCAGGACATTTATTAATTACCTTAGTCTTTAAATTTTCAGTCATATTTTTTATTTTCTAATGCTTCTTAATTGTATTTGCAGCTTTAATAATTTTTTCGGCAAATCTTATCGCATCTTCTTTAGTGAAACCAATCCATGATAAAAAATCACCGAAATCTATAATTAAATTTGTATCCTGTATTATTATATCAATACGTTTTTCATGTTGATCTTGCTTGTTTAACTTTCCATAAGGAGATTTATTTTTCATTTAATTGCCTAAAACCAATGAAAGCCATGAGCCATGACTGCTAATAGCCCAGCATAACTTGCAATCATCCAATAAAACTGTACCCACATACGATCATTCAATTTATCAAAACGACTATCAAGCTTATTATTCAAATTTGTCATTCCATTATCTATTTTTGTATCTAATGCGGCTAATTTATTTTCTATTCGAGATAATGCCTCAGAAATATGCGCACTTGTTGTTTCTAATACTGCTATTCTCTCATCGTTACTCATTTTATACCCTCTTTTTGGTAAACTCATTTTTTAGACTCCATTATAATCTTTTGATCCCATCTGGTAGAGGTTTATCTTCCTCAAAAGTAGCAGAAGCCCCTATACATGCCAAAATGCCATTCATTACTTCTTTAATTAAATCCTCTCTCTCAACTATTGAATGATCAGCTATTCTAATATCATCCATTAATATAATCCATCGAGCAGCAAAATGTTGTAAAATTGTCCCCATATAGGATAGATATTCATTACCTGATATTTGTAATTTAAGAGTTTGTTCTGCATCAATTGCAATATTCCATACTTGTTCACATGATTGTTTTGCAATTTCTTTGGCTATCTTTTGACGATTTTTCATTCCTGCCGGTAAATCATCATCATGTACTACGCTCATCTTATTCTACCTTTTTATAGCTTTTACCATACAAAACCCATCAACCTCAACGCATGAAAAACTTGATCATCGTTTAATGATCCATCGAGAAAATCTATTTTTAATCTCATCCACAAAATTAAATTATCTTCATCAAAGCTTATTTTCTCATTAACATCAGATAGATAAATTTCAAGTTTTCCAAATCTATAATAAATACATCCTTCTCGATTATTTTCTGTTTTAAAATACCATTGGGTCGGTGATGCTTCACAAGTCTTTTGTAATTTAATGATTCGCATCATCATTCCATCGTATTTAAAAATATACCGAATAGGCACATACACGTTATGAATTGAAACAGACTCCAGAAATGACCCTCCATTCCTCGGGCGATCATATTTAAGCCCATCATTGTTACCCAGCTTATCACTAATTTAATCATACTTACCTTTTTGTTGACCTCAACAAAATGGTGGCCTATTTTCCCCGTAGTCAAAGGCTGTGCGACCTATACGAGTATCGTCGGCCATAAATGGTGGCCTATCTTCCCTCTTTGTTCATAGAAAGCGTATGCCTCTATCTTACGACGTCGCAATTAATAGCTTGGCAATATATTCTTTCAGGCTCGAAGTATTGTCGGCCATAAATGGTGGCCTATTTTCACTTTCTTCCAGACTTTCACTGGATTGCGAGCATTGAACGCTAGAGTGAGCTATCGTCGGCCATAAATGGTGGCCTATTGTCGCCTTCGCGCATCCCAGCCTTAGCTGTGCGTTTAACCGGCTATCGTCAGCCATAACAAGAGGGAATCAACCGCTTCGCCGACGGCTTCCACCTACTGGAACTCTTTAACAGAGTGTAGGCTGACTGTACCTGACTCCCATAACATGGAATATTATATTAAATTGTTTTTTTAATATAATGAAATATATCAAGGTAATCGGCAGGATTAGAACCTGCGTGCAGGTCGCCTAGCGCTTAGTCGCTCAATGGCTCCCTGCATCAACTAAGATATAGGTTTAAGCCTCTCACCCACGATTACCATAAACTTTTTTAGAGGAAAGGAATCGAACCTCTATTAGTACAGTCAAAGTGTACTGTCCTACCGTTAGACGACCTCTAAATCATTACCTAAATTTATTCGACGACATCATAGCCGATTTTGCAGCCATGTCAAAACGATCTTCAAGATCATCAATCTTATCAAAGCAAGATGCAATAAATGTACAATCCGGTAATGCTCTATGCGCATTCAGATAAGGCACGCCCATGGCCTCACAGATATCTGATAAGCGTTTCCGATACAATGTCACAGGCCATTTAAAATCGTTTTTAGTGCATATCCATGACGCATTCAATATCTTACTAAGCGGTAACTCATGCTCGATAAACTTTTTATCAAACGATGCGTTATGAGCAACGATATAGTCCGATTCAAAAGCCATTTGATCAAAAAATTCTAACGCTGTGCGTGTAGGATAGGGAAGCCTTGTCCATTCAGC